CTTTTCACCGGTAGACGGTAGTTCTAATTCAAAGATAGGTAAGTCAATCTTAGGTAAAGCCATTATTTATTTCTCCATTATTTAAAAAAACTACTTAGTCTGCCAACGGAATTACTAACAGTAGTATATTTGTTCACGGCATCTTGTACATTTCGTGGTACTAAGTCTTGCCCAATTAATTGACCAACAGCGCCAAGGCCATTTATCAGTCCTAATAATCCATTACCTCTGCCATAACGAGCAGTAGGTGATCCAATTCGTTCTCCAGTAAATTGTATTCTATCATAGTGAAAGCTTACAGGTAATACAGAAAACGAGTCATTATTTTCCCATGCTAAATCAACATCGCCAATTTGAAACGGGAATGCGTTATCTAAAATAACTTCGTAATATTGTCCTGATTGTTCGTAGTTAACAGAATATTGCCTAATAGTAATACGACAACCATAATCATCTTTGTATCCTATTTCATGTGGAAGTTTACCATCTACTTCTGAAAAGGCACCGCCTTGTGTACCAAAGTTAACTACGTTTTGCGCCCACGAATGGAACCAAGATAAAACCTGATGATCTGAGTCAAGTAGGAAAATTGCTTGTACTGGTTCTATGTTAACTGTCATAGGCATCATTCGCATTTTTTGAGCAACTGGCTCATAGCTTGCTGAGTTGAAAACAAGACCAGGAATAGATGCATTCTTACAGAAAAACGTGAGATCGCGTGAGTTTGCACGTGAGTTAATTGCCGCGCCCTTAGGAGGTGTTATCTGTACTTCGAACAATGACCCACGCGCAGGACCACCGAACCAGTCCATTTGCGATTTAAATTCATTAATGTTAAATGCCATTATCTTCCCTTTGCCGTTTTTCTAGAATCAGCATATACTTGCGTTGCAGTGGCACCAACAAACTTTTGCATTGGTAAGAACAAAGCGATATCCCATTCAGCAGGATTTATGTACGCCGGTTTTGATCTTACGTGTGCATTCAAATAATGTTTAATACAGGGCTGAAATTCTTTAAATTTAGTAGCACCGTTTAAAATCTTATATGAAGCTGTTAGCTTAGTAGTTTCGTCGAAGTTCTTGTTATTCAATACTGTGTATAACGCATCCATTAATTTAGCTCTTAAAATTGGAGGTAAGTAATGCATGTTAATACCAAGGAACCCGCCTTTAGCTTTATTTATTGGAAATATCAGTGGAAACCTGTCATAATACGGTAAAGTATCTTTATGTTTAGGATCATAAGCAAACAGATACATATTACCCATAGCAAACTTGCTATCTTGCCGACGTTCACTATCGCTATTTAATTCTTTAATTAGCTTATCGCCTTGCGATCTGTTTCTTTGTGTACGACTGACATTCTTAGCCTGATCACGATACCATTCCCGTGCTGCATTAGTACGCGCTGGTGCATTACCAGATCTAATACCTCGAAGGAGGATGTCGTCAAATATCGCTGCCATTTACTTTATTCCTAATTGATCTTCAGTATAAATTTGGAAGTCCCAACCACGTGATGCGCAAAACGCTGTAGCTGCTTTCCACTTTGCTTCGTTTATGCCCCAAGTCTTAACTTCGTTTAAGTAAGCTCTGGAAACTCTACCTTTTGGTGTACTCCTCTTATTTATATCAGGAGGCCTTGTTTGGTATTTAGGTTTAATCTCAATCATTAGAGTCTTTACGCCACCACCTTTATTCAGCGGTACTCTACTATGAACAATAACGTCAGGATAGTATCTATGTCGCTTCCCGTCTATTGGAGAATAATACGGTACAACAACTTCTTCGGATTGCCACCATATAACATCAGGATGAATATCTACATATCTAAAAAACTTAAATTCCCACATAGACCGATAAATAATCTTTGTAGGATCACCTTTATATTTACTAGGGTTTTTAGGCTTGAACCTACCACTATATGCCATCTGTCCACCTCACCTTATGATATATGTTATAAATAGAATTAATAGATTATTTATATTCAAAGGGTAATATCAATTATGGCAAGCAATAGACCAGAAGACGCTATAGCCGCAGCCGAAAAAAGTAGTTCAAGGGCTGGCTCGTTTAAACGGTTTCCAAACAAGCCTTTTCCGCACAGCATGCTTTTGGTGTTCGAAGAATATGATTTTAAAAATTTCGGTAACGGTGAATTTGGCAAGTTATTAACTGAGTCCGAAGATGCTGCCGCGGGCGGATGGGGAACTGCTAATAACAATAGACAAAGCGGGATTTCATTGCGAAGCTCTGCATCATTAGAGTTGCCATTTCCAAAGCAGCTTGTTGATAATAGTAAACTGCAATATAACGATATGAAACAAAATCCGTTAATTGAATCTGCAGTCACCGCGATTAAAAATGGATCCGGTGGTGCTGAATCAATTAGTGCTATTCCAGGAGCACTACAAAACCTCGGTAAAGCCGCTGCTAGTGCAGACGGTACTGGCTTGGGTAGCGCTTTGGAATCTTTAGGAGCTAATCCTGCTGGTGCAGCAAGCGCAGCAGTTGCCATGTTAAGAAGAGGCTTACCGGATTTTATAGGTGATTCTTTAAATTTAGCTACGGGGCAAGTACTTAACCCTAGGGAAACATTAGCGTTTGAAGGTGTGATGCTTAAGACTCACACGTTTAACTGGGATTTGTATCCTAGCAACAGAGACGATTCTCAGCAAATACAAGACATCATTAGATTTTTGAAGAGACACATTTTGCCAGTAACACAAAACATTGGTGATCCCGCAAAAGGTGGTATCGCAAAAGCTTTCTTAAAGTTTCCACATATATGTAAGCTATATCTTACTGGTGTTGATTCGCAGTACTACATGAAATTTAAACCAGCTATGATTACAGATATGACTGTTGATTATGGTGCAGGTGGTCAACTAGGTATCATGGCTGGCGGCCGTCCAGCTGGCGTTAACATTGCGTTAACATTCCAAGAACTACAAATCGAAACTGCTGAAGATTACGGTGCAGAATCCGAGCAGTCTCCTGATGTTGTTACTGATTCTATGCTTGCAGCTGTTGAGGATGAATTTAAAAGTAACGCAGAAGCTGCTGCAAGGCGGGCTGCAGTTGCTGCTGGCGTCGCTGCTGGCAACACAGGAGGTAGATAATGAAATATTTCGAGAACTTCCCAACAATAGTATATGAAGGACAACGAGTAAAAGATATTACTCGCAGAAATTCATTTACAGATATGATCGCAGCTAATCCTATGGTAGCTTTGCCTTATACAATAAAAGAAGGCTATAAGCCAGAGGATGTTGCGTACGCGTATTATGGCTCTACTGATTATACTTGGCTGGTAATGATGTCAAATAACATTATTGATCCTTATCATCAATGGCCTATGGCTGAAGCAGATTTTAATGCGTATATAACAGATAAATATGCTGAGCAATCTGGTAAGTTAGGTGATGAAGTGGTTGAATGGACAAAAGACGATAATGGTGACAACATCATCTATTATTACAGAGAGGTTTAACAGATGGCTGTTGATATAATTAAGTTAGCACCAGAATCATTCCAAACGATTTATCTTAGAAAAGAAGATCGTATTGTGTTGCGTACTGAGCAAGGCCGTAAAATTATTATTAGACGTATCATTCCGAGTGAATGGAAAGAGTGGAAAGTTTACGATCAGGAAGTTGCTATGAACGAAAATAAGAAAGAAATATTTCTCGTTGACCGAGCAGTCTTGCCTATAATTACAACCGAATTTACTAGAAAAATTAAAACCTAATGGCTGACTTTAATCCCTCAGAAGTTCAAATACTTAAAGCAGAACTTTTATCATACGATGGTATAACGAGACGAGACATATCTACAAACTACATTTATGGTTTTGAGATTGCCCAGTCTATGGACACCGTTGCGTATGCTGGCAAGCTAAATATTATTGATACTTCTAATCTATTAGAAGGCATGCCAATACGTGGTGAAGAAACGCTAAATTTAGTATTAAGAGGAACAGACTTAAACACTGTTGTTAGAATAGCCGGTATCATACACAAGGTTGACGATATATCTCCAGCTGGTAACTCTGGCGGATTAACTTATGCTATTCATTTTGTTTCGAAAGAATCGTTTAAAGCTAGTACTAAGAATGTAATGACGTCTTTCCAAGATATGCCAAGTCAAATGGCATACGAAATATTTAAAGAGTATTTTGTTGAAGATTTAGGTGAAGCATCTTATAAAGATCAAGATAACGATAAAATAAACTTACCTTATCAAACGGTTAGATATCCTATTACTAAAAATGGCGATGTTAAAAGCGATCCCGATAGACACTTCGTTTTACAACCCGCCAACAATACTACACGTGTTATTATTCCAGATTTAAAGCCAACTGAAGCAATGTTTTTTGTAGCAGCACGAGCATTTAATCCTGCAACACCGTCACAGACATTTAGATTCTTTGAAACGTTTGATGGCTTCTATTGGTGTACAGACGAGTATTTCATTAGAAAAGCAAATAACACTAAGGGCAAAATAATAGATTTATTCTATGCCCCGGTGGTAGACTTAGATGCTAAAAATGCCGAAGCACAGCTTAAAAGAATTGAAACTCTACATATTTTATCTAAGGGTATTGATACATCTACAGATCTATATTCCGGTGCCTATACTAACGAAGTTGTAGAAATTGATCTTATTAAAAAGAAAGTTGATTTAAAATCATTTAATTACGATAATACAGAATACATTGATATGTCAGGTTCTAAAAGATCTCTTAGTGATAACCCACACACTGAAAAATTTAGAAAAGATACATTCACATCTGATAACGCCAGAAGATTTATGTTGTTTAAAAACTATAATAGTCCCGGCGATATGGTTTCCGCGCAACTGCCTGATGCAAGAATTCCTGAGATTACAAGTAACCGTATTTCGTATTATCATCATTTAAATAATACTTCTATAATAGCTCAGATGAAAGGTAGATTAGATATTAGACCTGGAATGATAGCAAACTTAGAAGTTAAGGGCATGAACAGTGTTGCTGATAACTTCGACGCTAACCAATCGTTGTCTGGCCGTTATTTAGTACAGAAAACACAGCACGCACAAGATGAAAACGGTACTTTACAAACGACGTTGCAACTTGCTAAATTCGATTGGAGTGGCAAACAGCAATTGTCGAGTACTACTACCACTGATATACCTGATGAACCCATAGTAGGAGCTAGATAATGTTTGATTACGGTGTAGGTATTAGAAACCCATTATTTTTTGTCGGCGTAGTAGAAAACAATAATGATTTAAGATTAGAAGGTCGCTGTCAAGTGCGAGCATTTGGTATTCACGGTACCATAAAAGAAGTTCCAACGGATATGCTTCCTTGGGCTATCGTTGGACAAGGTGGATATGATCCAAACGTTGTACCAAAGATTAACAGTTGGGTTTACGGAATGTTTTTAGATGGTCGTGATGCACAACAGCCATTAATACTTGGAATGATTCCAACACAGTCAATAGAAAATATTGATCCTGATAAAAATGGTTGGGGAAATATACCTAACGGTAATGGTGACGTGTCGGCGCATGGTTCTGCTCCAGAAGATACTGGTGAACCACAAAATAGCAGACTTGCTCGTGGCGAAAAAACAGAAGATACATATGTTCTTCAACAAGAAATGGGGCGTACAGTTAATGTACCTATTGGCGGTGTTGAAGAAACTTGGGATGAGCCTGCATCTGCTTATGACGCGCAATATCCACACAACAGAGTTATTTCATCAGTTAATCATACTATTGAGCTTGATGATACTCCTGGTTCTGAAAGAATTATGATTCATCACGTATCTGGATCGTTTATCCAAATAGATTCACGGGGTACTACAACTACTAAATCTGTTTCAGACAAGTATGATATTATGGACAGAAAACAACACGTAGTAATTGGTGGCATGAGTACAGTAACTATTTTAGGTAATAGCTATGTGTATGTTAAAGGAAATAAAGTAGAAGAAATCGAAGGTGATTTGCAAACATTAGTACACGGTAATCATTTGTTATCTGTCGGCGGTCAATCAACTATTAACGCAAGTGATCAGGTACAAGTTCGTGGTGCTGATGTTAAGGTTGAAGCTAACGTCGGTACTATGTCTATTAAGGCTGGTAAAGAATTAAATATTTCAGCCGGTGGTCTTGTTGGTCTTCCGCCAAAATACGGTGCTATTTCTATTAAAGCTGAAAAGGTAATGGTAGATGCTACCGATAAGTTACACCTCAGAGGCAACACACAAGTTAACATTCAATCTATTGCTGAAATGAATATATCGGCTTTTGCAATTAATCAACTTGCCAATACATGGGCAGCACACGCTTCTGCTGCTACTTTAATTTCAAGTTCAGGAACAACAGATATTAGTGGTACTGCCTCAGTTGCGATTGGTGGTGGTGCTACGACAAACATTAACTCAGCCGTTGTTAATATTTCTAACCAAGTTAACCTTGCACCTCCGGTTCCAGCCCGTGTACCAATTCCTGGATCTATAGCAGTGCTTGCAAAAGTTGCTTTGATTGGTACAACTACGTTACCGTTTGTTCCTGGCTCACCTCTTCCTGAGTTAGCATTTAGTGCTGCAGCAGTTGCGGCGCCAGAACCTGTTGCTAAATCAACATCTGTTGTATCACCTGTTAATCCTGGATCAATAGGAAGCACTGGTGTTTCATCCAGAGATCATGGTGGCGAAGGTGGTGGCAGTGGTTCAGGTGGCGGTAATCTTGGTTCTGTAAGTGCTGTAATTCAAACAGCAGCAACACCATTACTAGACTTTATTGGTAATAAAGAATCAGAAGGCTATGACGATATATCTGGATTAATTAAAAGATCTAGATATCCGCTTAAAGCTCTAACGCAAATGACTATCCAAGAAGTTCTTGATTGGCAAGAAAGCATTGATGCGTCGCAGCTTTCAGAAGCTTCTGGTAGATATCAGATCATGGAAGATACTCTTCGCGGTTATAACAATGATAAATCAGCAGGCCCAGGCCGTCCTTTATATACAAGAGCTGGATTAAGCAGTAGTGATATGTTTGATCCTATTAATCAAGATAAAATGGCGATTGTTCTTCTTGAGCAAAGAGGGTTGAGTAGATTCATGCGCGATGAGATTACAAGAGAACAATTCGCAAATAATCTTGCTTCTGAATGGGCTTCCTTACCACTTGTAACTGGTCCAAATACTGGTAGAAGTAAATACGCCGGCGATAGCGCAGGTAATAAATCTTTAACTACTGTTCAGGCGTTTTTAGCTGTTATCGACTCAGTGAAAAACAAGTATGAAGCACCTCCTGGCGATGCAACCGATACAACAGGAGGAGCACAATAATGGCGTGTACATGTAAACCAGGAAAAGCTCTGTGTAGAAGCTGTTTAAACCAAACATCAACACCTTATGTTGGAAACACTGTTGGTAATGACGGTAATTACACAACTCACCAGATTGACGTGTTTCAAAAACAATTTGAAAAGACTATTGCGGCTGACGTTATATCAAATCCGTTAACTGCTGCGGTTAGTAAATACGGTCGCCAAAGTTTTTATGATGCAGTAGAAAAGATTAACACTGATTTCTTGAAACGAGATTACATTGTTAGTATATTGCCTGATTACGATATTCTTAATTTAAGAGTTACACGTGGTCCTATAACAGCATTAGAATTTGCTTCGTTTATTAAAAACAATAATTATACTCCTGCTAATGCTATTGTATCCTCTAATGCTAAGGGTGCAAGATTTTGTAATGAGTTAAACGATTATTATAACGGCGATTTTTCTGATAGTGTTATGGGTGGTTTCTGTGCTTTATTTGGTAGTGTCTTTGGGGCGTACAATGCGTTCTTTGATCTTGTAGATTCTGTTAGAGGTTTTATAACTGACATTCAGAAGCTTATTACAAAAATTAAAAATATTGAAAATCCTCTTCTAGCTATATTTGAGGCTATTAAAGTAGAAGCTTTGCTTACAGCTATTAAAGAAAAGATTATTGAAACAATTACAAAAACTATTGAAGCAACCTGTAGAGCAATTTCTAACTTTAATGTAGAAGCAATCACTGGTCCACTCAATACGCCAGTTAAAATTAGAATTGCTGAAAAAACCGAAGAAAAGAAATCTGCGCTTCAGGAATTGTGTGGTGAGGATAACCTTAAAAGGATTTTAGATAAAATAAAAGCGCTAATTGATTACGCGAGCGATTTGTTCGCTAATCCTTCGTTAGAAGAAATTATGTTTTTGATCGCACGCATATGCGCTTTGGCGACTGGTGTAGAAGCTCTTATCAAAGGTTTAAAAGATCCACTTGATGATTTTGCTAACAGATATGACGAAGTATTTAACACAATATCTAACGCTTCTAACAGAGTAACAGGCGAAGCTATTAGAGCTGGCGCTTTTAGACTTTCAGAAACAGATCGGCAAGAACAGATAAATAATGCTAGAGGGCCGTGGACGGCGGCAGGAAACATAGCACCAATGTTATCAGAAGAGGTTATCGGTTTACCAAAGTGGGAAGCACTGAAAGCTGGTACTGATGCAAGATTAAAAATACAAGGTGGATGGGTTACAAAAATGGAACCTGCCAGCGAGGGTTGGACAGTAATAGACGTTAGAGTGAGAGTTATGATTATACGGTTGCAAATAGCAGCCAAAGAAGCTGGGATTGCAAATCATTTGACTTTAAACAGTGGTTATAGAAACCCAGTATATAATGAAGCAGTCGGTGGTGTTAAAGCATCTCAACATCTGTCTGGAAAAGCAGCAGATTTAACGTGGAACGGTTTTAGGGGAAGAAGTAGTGAAGTAGACGAATTCATTAGTCTTGCTCGTACTATTGGCTTTACAGGGATCGGATATTATAACTCGTTTGTTCATGTAGATGTTGGTCGAGAAAGATACTGGGATAAGAGGACGTAAGAATGGTAGCTACGGTATATACACCTAGAACAAAAAAGATTAATCTTTATCAAGATTTTAAAAAGGATCTTGAAAAAAGCCCTATTTCTAACGACTTAACTGTTTGGAAAGATGAAGATTCTGTTAAAGAGTCTATTAAGAATCTTATCCTTACCAACCGTGGTGAAAGGTTGATGCAGCCCAACTTGGGTGGTGATATTGAGGCAATGTTGTTTGAAAACATTACCCCAGCAACTATTATTGTTATTAAAAACCAAATAACAAATACTATAGAATTGCACGAACCAAGAGCAGAACTTATTGAGGTTATAGTAAGTTCAAATATAGATGATAACACAGTAAAAGTTAGTATACAGTTTTATATCACAAACGTACAACAGCCGATTACACTAGATGTATTCTTAGAGAGGACACGATAATGGCTAAATTAAATATTTCAGAATTAGACTTTGAGTCTATTAAGGCTCAGTTTAAATCATATCTGAATAGCCAAACCCAATTCAAAGACTATAACTTTGAAGGTTCAAATATGAGTGTGTTCCTAGATGTTTTAGCGTATAACACATACCAAAATAACTTCTATGCTAACATGGCAGTTAACGAAATGTTCTTAGATTCTGCTGTGTTGAAAAACTCAGTTATGTCTCACGCAAAAGAACTTAACTATCTTCCGCGCTCAAGAAGATCTGCGCGAGCACTCGTAACAATAACTATTAAAGATGCTAAAATCAGTGGACAGACCGTTGCTATTCCGGCGTATTCAGATTTTACTACTACATATCAAGGTAGTTCTTATAACTTTGTAAACTCTAAAACTTACGTTGCTCGTAAAACAGAACCAGGTGTATTTGTTGCAGAAAATGTTGAAATTTTTGAAGGGCAAATGCTATCAAGCTTTGAACGTGAAGGTTACTTTATTGGTGATGACGGTGTTTTAAGAGTTATCCTTACTAACGAAAACGCAGATACTGATTCCATTGCAGTATTCATTGATGCAGAAGCTACTGAAGATCAAAACCAATTTATTCGTAAGAATGATCTCTTTGGTGTTGGAGCTACTGATAAAGTGTTTTACGTTGAACCGTATTATGATGGACGCTATACAGTGTACTTTGGTAATAACGTGTTTGGATTACAACCACAAGCATTTGAAGATATTCGCGTAAGATATAGAATTGCGTCTGGTGATGAAGCGAACGGGGCGTTTTCCTTTGGGTTAACTGCAAACTTAGCTACTTCAACTATTACGGTAGAAACTATTGAAGCTGCGGCCGGTGGTGCTGAAAGAGAATCATTAGAAAATATTAGATACTTTGCTCCAAAGTCTTTACAAATACAAGAAAGAGCAATTACAACAAACGACTATCAAATTTTATTGCAACAGAACTTCCCAGAAATTGCTGCGGTTTCAGCGTACGGCGGTGAAGAGCTAGATCCACCTCAGTATGGTAAAGTTGCTATTTCTGTTTATCTTGGCGAAGGCCGAGAAGGTTTGTCGTCAGTTCTTTCTTCAGCGTATATCGCATTTTTAAAATCTAAAAGTCCACTTGGTATTGAACCAATGTTCATAGATTCTCAATTTATGTATGGTTGTGTAAATGCTAATATCTCTTACGATCCTAAGGTTACTAAGAAATCATCAGGTCAATTAGAATCTGAAATACGTACAGTTATTGCTAATTATAATACAACGTATCTAGATGATTTTGATACAACGTTAAGACTATCTAAACTATCTTCATTAATTGATGCTACAAGTATTGCGGTATTGAGTAATGAAATAGCGGTATGTCCTTACATTGTATATTCACCAGCATTAAATATATCAGTATCGCCATCGTTTAAATTCTACGCCAAGTTAGTTAAGCCTTATCCGTTTAAAGATTCTAGCGGATTTGCTGATTATAAACCAGCCGTAGTGAGTGGTGTATTCCAGTTTAATAACGTTGATTCTTATCTGCAAGATGATGGCCTTGGCAATATACAGGTTGTTACTTCAGATCTTGTTAACCCACAGATTGTTAAACCAATCGCAGGTACTGTTAACTATGAAACTGGCGAAGTCAATCTTATCGGATTCCAGACTGAAGGATACGCGGGTGCAGGAATTAGAATAATGGCAACGACAGCTAGCGATGATATTAAATCACCGGCAGGAAGAATATTCATTATTCAAGACGATGATGTAACTATCAATATGGTAGAGGTTAAGTAAATGGCTGATAATACCGTCAACTTAGTAGAAAAGAATATAGCGTTTAGTATAGCGCAACAGTTCCCTGCTCACTATAAAGAGCACGGAGCTGAACTAGTTGCAATGGTAGAACATTATTACAAATTTGTAGAATCAGAACCCAATATGGGTGTTTATAATACTCGTAGAATGTTTGAATACCGCGATATTGCAACTACACTTTCTGAAATGGTAATCTATTTTCAAAAGAAATATATGAATGGCTTGCCGGGTATAGAAGACGATAAAACAACTAAATTTGTTATACGCAACATCATGGATTTGTATCGACGCAAAGGTACAGAATCTGGTTTAACCTTATTCTTCAGAATGTTCTTTGAAGCAGATGTACAAATAAGTTACCCTGCTAAACATATGCTTAAGCCTTCTGATTCAGTATGGCAGACTGGTGTATATTTACAAATGTATCCAAACAATAATAACTTTTCTTCAGCTGCAGGTATTGCATATGAATATAAAGATTTATTAAGCCGTAACATATATGGATCTATTTCCAAAGCAAAGGCTATTGTAGATAAAATTAACTTTGTATATTTAAATGGAACATTAACTCCTATTATATACATTTCAGATCCAAAAGGCAAGTTCCAAAGATACGATGATATTATATCACGCATTGCTGGTGAAGATGTATCCTTTGGTAGATTAAATGGTTCTGCAGATTCTTTAGAAATAGATTTAGATTGGGGTGGAACCACTGGAAACAACATCGGTGACGTACTTGATATTACAAGTAAATATGGTAAAGGCGGCAAAGCTGTTGTTACAGAATTGCAAGCTCAATTTACTGGAACCGTAAAATATAATATAGACGATGGCGGATTTGGTTATACAATTCCTAACACTAAATTGCTTGCTTCAAACCAAGTTATTGTCTTAGCGAATGAAGATTTTAGATTTGAAGTATTAGAAGTATTAGAAGATACTGCTGGCAATTCGGGTACCGTGATTGGTCAAAACTCGGTTGCAGTTGGTGTTAAAATGGAGCCGGGCGATTCGTTTGATGTTAGCAGAGATATTTCTACCATTAGCCGTGTTGTAAACTTTACTCTTACTGAGTTTAACGCGGTTACCGAGGTTGGTGATATATTCACTATCTCAGTACTAAACGATAGTTCACCTGGGGCGTTATACGCAAACACTGGTGTTTTAACAGATGTTAAAGTAGAAGAATTAGATAACATCGAATCAGTTACTCTCATTACTGACATCATTGGAAACTTTCTAAATGTACCATTAAACTCTGCAGATTATAATGCTTCTCCGCCAGCGTTACTTCCTATGTCAGGAACGGCAAGTCCAGTTGTTTTAGCAACTGCTTTAGAAGATGCGTTTGACTTAACACCGTTTGATATTGGTACTATTAAATCGTTTGAAAACGTTAACCCAGGTTCTGATTACGTTAATGATACGTTTAGTATCGCGGTAGACGAGCAAATGATTGCGTTTGAAAGATTTGAACAAGTTATTTTAGTTGATAACTATAGTGCTTCTTTCTCGGTTGGTGATACTATCAATCAACCATTGACGGGAACTACTGGATTAATAACCGGAATTGACGGTGACCTAGGCGCACTATATGTATTGCCATACAGTTATTACGGATTTAAAACTGGCGCAAGTGATTTCTTTAATCATAAAGGTAACGCGTATGATGTACTTGCAGTAGAAAGAAATTACACAACCAAAAGATTTGGCGAAAACGCTATTATCAGAAACGAGACTTTATTCTCACAAGGAAGAATAGCCGCTGCTGAAATTAGAAACTCTGGCTTTGGATATGTTGATAAGGAAACCGTTAAATTAACTAATGCGGATGGAATAAACCAAGCACAGGCAACTCTTCGTGCGAACTCACAGGGCATTACTTCAGGATTCTGGGGTAGCCAAAGTTCTCACATTAACGGATACTGGACAAACCCAGATAGTAATGTGTTTGAATACTATGATGGAAAAATGAAAATTCAAGACAGTGATTTCTATCAAGAATATTCATATGTAATCAAATCAACTATTGATATTGGCAAGTATGAAAGCGTTGTAAAAGATACAATGCACCTTGCTGGTTCTAAAATGTTTGGGAAATTTGTTTACGATCGTCTTACAGGTCCTGAAGTAACTTCTAAATTCAGACTAACTAGAAAAGACGATTATATTGTAGGCGGATCACCTGTTGTCGGACCTAATCAAGAAATAGGCGACCGAACAGTACGAGCAGATAACTTCATATACACAGTAGACGACACAGATACATTTACAGTCGACAACGGCTAAAGTTAAATAAATAAGATATAAACTAATAGGAGCAAACATGGCTAAGCAAATCATTAACGTGGGCACGATAGCTAATGACGGAACTGGCGACCCAATACGTTCTGCCATGACCAAAACCAACGAAAACTTTACTGAAGTTTATGGTTTAATAGATGATATCGTAATACCGTCTGTCCCAACAGATCTAACTGATCTTGGAATTACAGACGGTACAGTTGGTCAAGTACTTACAACAGATGGTGATGGGGCGTTTACATTTACTACGGATGCTCCAAACTTTGATAACACTGATGTAGATGCCCATTTAAATACTGGTACTGCGGCGGCTAGTCAAATTTTAAGTTGGACTGGTTCTGATTACGATTGGATTGCTGCTCCTAGTGGTAGTGGTAGTGGTTTACAAACAAGGCAATCACCATCTACTACAACTGCTTCTTTAGCAAATAACGCGTCTGGAAATATTGATATAGTAGGCTATAAAACATATGCACTACTTAGTATCATAACAAATAAAGCTGCGTGGGTAAGAATTTATGCAACTACCGCAGCAAGAGCAGCAGATGCTTCTAGAAGTCAAAGTACAGATCCAGCTCCTGACGCAGGTGTTATTGCTGAAGTAATTACTGCGGGTGCCGAAACAGTTTTAGTATCACCGGGCGTAATAGGTTATAATATGGAATCAACACCAACAACCTCTGTTCCATGTGCAGTTACAAACCTATCTGGTAGCACTGGAACAGTATTCGTATCGCTTAACCTTCTGCAATTAGAGGCTTAA